TAAAGGTTCCCGCTCCTGTTACGACGTTTGCATTAGTACTTCCTAAACTGCATTTTCTAACACTCGCAGAGGTTCCCGATCCAATTGAAATACAACTTCCAGAACCACATTCCATCCTACAAAAAAATAAATACAATGCGCCGGTTCCTGCTAAAGTTATTCCTGTTGAATTTGTTGATCCAGTATCAAAAATTGAATCCTCTCCTACGACAACTCCCGTAGAACTTGTTGTTAGAGGATGATAAATTCTTGACCATCTAAGCGTATATGTTCCTGATGATAACGTGGAAGCTGTAGAGGTACTTCCTGAGTTAACGATATCACTCCAATATTGGATAATATTGCCAGCAGAACTTGATGAGAATAAGGCGATACCTGTTGTTGTAATATCTCCAAAACATCGATGTATGTTTATTTCAGCAGCGCTATTTGAAGATGTAAAAGAAATGCCTGTGTTATTTGTACAGTTAATATAACAATCTACAAGTTTAACAAGTGTTGCATCAGAACCCGATACCGTTAAGAGATAGCTTCCGTTAGTTTGTAGCCTTATTCCTGACAAGGTACAGGTTCCTGCGAAAGTGGCTGTAGCTGTACCTGAAATTGTTACATTTGGAGTTATAGCGTCACAAGTAAAGGCCGTTATGTTTACGCCAGCCTTTAAGGTGATATTTTCAGTATAAGTTCCCGGCATTAAAAATATTGTCTGTCCACTTACTGCACCAGCAAGAGCGCCGGCAATTGTTGTATAATCACCTTGTAGTGGATTTGATGAGACAATTATTCTAGCGCATCGAAGATCAGAGGTAGCATTATTGGCATTATATCTTCCAGGTACCCTAGGATTGAAGGTTCCAAAACTCATCTAAAAATCCCCCCCTTGAGCGAAGAAATCTAAAATTTTCCCTGCATTCACCGCCACGGTAACAGCAACTTTGATAATTGTTCCTGATGCCACATACAAATAAGTATTTCCGTTTGCATCACGATTTAACAAGTTACCTAAGTTTCCGCTATATGAAAGCAAGTTTACAGATGGAACAGCTATCAAGTTACCTGAGGATATTGGCACATTCACAGTACCTAAAAGGTGGTTAGTTGCGCTGATGACCGCGTAGACTTGTACAACGGAAGCTGCTGCGGTGTCCGTATTAGTTACTAGGATATTCTCTAGTCTAGAGCCATTCGTCGCACCTGTATAAATGGTCTTCAGTGTCGTTGTATCCGCTGGGAGTATTTGAACAGAGGTATTGTTTATCGTAACCGGGAATATGGGGGTGTACGTCAAAGCCATTAGAAGCCTCCAAATTGGCTATATCCCTGCGTGCCTGTGTACAGAGGGATAGTTGTGAAGGAAGGATTACTTGTTAGCCCATTGGCCATTAAAAAGGTAGGAGTAAGCGCGGGGCCTGCTGCTGTTATGGGAGTATTTACACCAGCACCAATGAGAACACTATATGCCGTTGCTCCAGATCCCCAATTATCAATTGTATCAAGGGCAGCTTGAACGTTAGAGTCAGCAGGAGAAAGAATGCCATTAAAATTTGTTGTGTCGGTATTTATCAAAGATGCAGTATTAGTGCCATTTGTTGAAAAAGCCTGTTTTAAAGTCTGCTTGGATATAATTACTTGAACAATAGAGTTTGAAGCTTGACTATAGATAATATACCCAAGTTGACAAACTTCTAGGCCATAAAGTTCATTAGTCGCCCTTGCTGTTGTTCCATTAGAAATTGCATTGTTTGCCGAAATTGTTGTTGTATATTGAGCTGTATCTAAAACAGCAAAATAAAATGGTGTAGTGACGTTTAGAGAATCTTTTGAGCAATATAGAGTGTAGATAGCATAACGATTTGCGGAAAGAGCTGTAACAGTCCCAGCGTTGTTGTAATGTCCTGTAAAAGAATCTGTATTTAAGTACGTTGCCCATTTACCAGAGGCTAGAGTGTACATCTTTCGAAAGGTCTCTGCCACTCCTCCACTATCTGGAATTGTCGTATAAAGTCCATGGTCAGAAAATACATCCGCTCCATTTATTTGTATTTTTTGAGTTCCGTTTAATGTTATATTTGCTCCGTTAGCTGTATTTTGAATTACAGGACCAACGATATTATGAAGATAAACGGAAGGTTCTACTTGAAAATCGTAAGAATGATTTTCTTTTACCGTTATCTGATTATTTGTAACCGGTGTTGAATCTCTTAAGCATTCAAAAAGAACAATATTTCCAGTAAACAAAGTATCGGTAAATGTGCTTGTCTTTTGTATCGTTCCCGATGAGTCTATGTAAATATAGTAGCAATTTCCGGCTGTTAGTCCTGTAACGGTTTGAGGTGCTGTCCAAGCGACGGGAGTCGTGTTGATATAACCTGTACCAGGACGAAGAACTGTGAAGCTTCCTAGTGTAGTATCATCGAAATAGTCGCCAGATCCTCCCCATGTCGCGAAGCCAGTTGTTATCTTCAAGGCTGCGTTAACGTCAACGGCTAGAGTATTTGCACCAGAAGTTAAAACTACCGTTCCAGATGCGCTCGTAATGCTTGCAAATGCCGGGTCTGCGGCTGTAGATCCAATTAGTACCTGACCATCAGTTCCAATGGTGAGATCTGTAAGCGTGCCGTTAGCTCCGCCAACTTGCGAGGAATGGATAACTGGACGGTAATTTGATGAATTATTGGTAGCCATCTAATCCTTTAAACAATCGTAATATTACCAATTGAAGAAATCACTTGCCAAACCGTCGAAGAGCCTCCTACAGTGGCAATTAACTCTACGCAATCATACCTATTTGTAGAAGCTAAATAACCTCCTGCCCCAGCCGTTGAAGCAGTAGCAGAGCCGAACTGTATCGACTGACCTGCATTTTGTGCAATCTTCCACCCTCCCGCGCCGACACCAACAACTCTCATCGAAGAGAATTGAACGGCTGTTGCTGGTAAGGTCAAAGTAACTAACCCTGCGTTATTCGCATAATAACCAGTATTAACGGCCATTGCAGCGCTCGTGCCTGTTACATCAATCCAAGCTAATCCGCCACCTGTAGCGTCAATTGTGATTGAATTATTAGCATTTGTAACCGTAATCCCCAGACCGCCCGTTATTGTGCCCGCTGCCGGCGTTGTAGTTCCACCTATGACGATCTGACCGCTCGAAAGCGCTAATGCCGTAAGGGCTGCTGTTGAAGTTGCTCCAGATACCACAACTCCATAAGCATTGAAAGAGGTTGATCCTGTACCACCGCCAGCAACAAGAGCAGTACCAAAACTTGGATCCGCGGACGCACCGTTAGAGATAAGCGGAATTCCCGATGCTGCACTTGGTGCAACCGATGTAATCCCGTTACTAGCTGCCCCGACGAGTACATCATACTGTGTTACAGTAACGGCATCGAAAGTACCCGCACCGTCATAACGTTGAAGTCCCGTTTTATTCGCGTTGATCGAATTATTAGTTGCGATAAGTACCTCCTAGAAAACCGTTGGGTTTCCAATGCATATTAAAACTTCAAACTCTGTATTTGCTGTTACACAAATAAACTCTATTCCGTCTTTTATTTGCGTTGCTGACATACCACCAAAAACACCTATACTCGTAGAAATAAATCCAATGGAAATTTTCTGCATTGCATTCTGTGATAGAGTCCACAAATTACCGTATCCCTTAATCCAAAAAGTGTCTCCTACATTAGCAGCAGCGGGGAGAACGAAATTTACTGGAGTTGCACCCTTGGCAATATATCCCGTGGCATGAACCAAGGTAATTGGATTTAAAACACTGGTAACTTCTACCCAAGCAAAACCAGAAGCTGAGGAAGTAATTGTTAGGGTATTTCCAGAACCTGAAACAGAAATACCCGCTCCGCCTACGACATTAAGCGTATTAGCAATAGGTACCGCCGATCCGATGTCAGCAATAAAATCTGTAGGTACATCCTCAGGCAAAATCTCTTGAGAAATGTTAACGATACCTGCTTGTGACACACTCTTACTCTTGTAACTGGTAGCGATTCAAAAGAAGCTGAAGTTGTTCTATCTTCTTTTCCATCAACGAGATCTTTTGCTCATTATTGGTAGATCTAAGATTTGCATTTCTAGCATCTAAAGAAGCTCTCTCAAACCCAGAAGAAGCATAAGTTAAATCTTCTTTCTTAATTAGGTTCGAAGTGTCAGGAATTTTTATCTGATCAATCAAACTGAGAAAATAAGATTTAATTTCTTTTATATTTTGGTTAACATGGTTTAAATTCGCTTCACCATTAAAGCTTATCTCTTTTTGAAGTTTCATCATCTTCTTTTGTAGATCATCCATGATGGAGAAATTAGATCCTTGAGACATCTGCAAGTCACAAAGTGTCTGCTTCATGGAATTGATAGAGTCTTTTAAATCAGAAATTTTGTCATTGTGACCAACCAATGCATTTGAATTTGAGGTTTGAACTGAATTAACAAGATCTTTTAAATTTGAAAGCTGGCTTGATAAAATACCAATGCGTTTAACTTCATTCTTTAAATACTCGACGTCTGAATTATTTTGTTTTGCCATAGAATTCAAGGAACACGAAGTCTCAACAAAACCATCTAAACGACTCTCTAACTCTTCATACTTGTTTCGACATCTAACATTATAAGCAGTGCATGAAGCAACAGAGTCTTTTAAATCACCCTTCAAGTCATCTTGTGCTTTGTGTAGATCACATAGATCCGAAAGAACAGAAGTTACCTGAGCCATCAATGCCTGATTGGCTTGGGCAAAAACATTGATTTGAGACTCAAAAGATTCTACCTTAGAGCAATTCTCCTGAAACTTGTTTCTGACATAGTCTATTTGATCTTGTAACTCTTCTACAGTTAAGATTATTTTTCTTGTTTTGAACATTTTACCATCACTCATTTAATCCCCCATTCCATGAACAGCTTCCAAATAAACCCCTCCAGATGAAGGAGCAGAACTTTGCCTAACGTAAAAGATAATTCCTTTTCTTAAACAGAAAATTCCATCAACACCACCACGATTTGTTGTTAAATCAAAAAGCTTGAAGGAGTTCCTTGGAATGAAAAGCATGTCATTTACCTTATCCGTAGAAAAAAACATGTCCCCGTCTGTATTATTTGTAATACAAATCAATCGAACTGGAAAAAGAAATTCCGTTCCAACTGCCACATAAGTGCCTGAAATACTCGCAAAGCCGAGAGATCTCAGGGTGTCAAACTCAACCGCTTGCGACCAGGCCATAATTATTTTCCTTTCTTCATCTTAGACATTAATTTCTTGTCTTCTTTGATCGATTCCTTCGATTCCTTGATGTCTTCTTTTAGGTGCTTAGATACAGGTTTCTTCATTTTTTTCGCACAGGCTTTCATCTTTTTTTCCCTCTTGTTGTTTTGCCGCATGATCTTCAATTTGACCAATCAGTTTCAATAACTGAAAAATAGCTTCTTTCAAATCAGCTGTTGGCACTTCATTGTCAAAGTTAAAATCAAAAGTCTTTTCGTTAACTATTGTTTGAAATCTTAATATACTCTTTAACATATCGTCCTATAGATTGAAGGCGCCAGGCTGAGGGCTTTTCGGATAATTCCTAGGCGCCATGAGTTCAAATTACGATTGACCAACGATAAAGTAAGAAACATCGGACACATCGCCCGTTTCGACCGAGCCAGGAGTGCCAACGATCAAACTCTCAATAGTGAAGCTTGCACCTGCACTGATTGTATAACTAAGCATTCCCAAAGTAGTCGAGGCGTTTACCGCTGTTCTACTAATGAAAATCTTATCAGTGGCTGCAATGTTAGTATTGTTTATTGTCTTAGTACCCGCGACAAGTGTGGTAGCTCCAATAAAGTCCGTAGCAGCTCCACCGTTATACTGAAGCTTAGTAGCAACACTCGACAAGACAAGATTGCCTGAAGTTGTTAGATCTCCTGTTACGGTAGTTGCTCCAGTAATGGCAACTCCACCAGCTCCGGCAGTCATCGTAATCCCACCAGCTCCAGCATCAGAGGCAACGATACTTACCGCCGTTGCAGCAGCTTGAGAAGATGCGATATTGATCTCTAAAGCAGCGTTTACATCTACTCCGCCCGATGTAGCTTCTACGTTAATCGCATCAGCAGAAGCAAGACCGGAATTTAAGGTAATACCGCCAGCAGTAGAAGCAAAATTCAAGGAAGCAACTCCGGTTCCTTGTTGAGACCTAATACGAATGGTTTCACTTGTTCCACCATTGGCATTTAGGCTTACGGCAGCTGCTGCATCTTCAGTCGAAGTGATAGCAACAGAACCACCAGCAGAAGCAAGGGTTAAATCTTGTCCTGCACCTGTTACGGTGAAATTGGAGGCTGTAGCACCATCAAGAGATATACCCGCGGCAGTATCAACCGTTATTGCCCCAGCAGCAGCAGAGCCCACCGTTAAGGTATGAGCAGCTGCACCGGTACAAAGCTTAGTTGTAACCGCGGTTGTAGCTGCTGAATCGCCTACGATATTAAGGGCTAGTGTTCCACCTGTGGCATTACCGCTTAAAATGTTAACGGTTGCAGCTCCAGCACTTTGTGTCGTGTTGCAAAGATTTAAAGCCTTTGTACCAGCTGTTCCAACTCCAGATAGAATACTGCAAGTTTGAGCATTTGCGGTCGGGTTGCCATTTAAAACATTAACCGTATCATTTTGAGCTTGGTTACCACCGCAAATTGTAGTCGTGCGAGCTGCATCAGGAGCAACATTCGCAATGCCGATTGTTGTAACTCTAGGATTACTTCCCAAAGCAATAACACCAGCTCCAGAGGTCCCAGTTCCAGAAAGAATGCTTACGGTCGAATTTCCAGCCGATGCGCCATTAGCAATAGAAACCGTTTGCGCTGCGGTATTGATACCGTTAGCAATCGTTAGGTCATTACCAGAAACGCCGTTGCCAATACCAATGGTCTTTTTACCATCTCCATTGGAAATCGCAATGGTTTGAATTGCAGTCGAAGCGCCAACCGTAATTGTTCCAGTTTGCGCAGAAGCTCCACCGATGGATATTGTCCCAGTGGTCATAGCCGATCCGATATTAACGGCTCCGGCTGTTTGTACTGCTGCGATAGAAACTGTGCTAGCGCCTGCACCATTGGCAATTAAAACCGCATTAGTACCAGAAGAAGAGCCCAGGGTAATATCGCCTGTTTGACCCGTTCCGCCGATGGTTATTGTTCCGGCAACCATTGCCGTTCCGACGTTAACAGCACCAGCAGCTTGAGCAACAGCAATCGAAACAGTCGTTGCACCTGTTCCATTAGCGATACGAAGGTCATTCGTACCAGAAGATGACCCAATCGTCAGATTTCCGGTTTGGGCCGTTCCGCCGATGGTTATTGTTCCGGTCGTTGTAGTTGCTCCGACTGTATAAGTAGTTGCCGTAGCACCATCTAAACTGAAATTACCAGTACCAGCCTTTAAGGTAAGACTAGCAGCACCAGTAGCGGAACCAATAGCAACAACGTGAGCATGAGCAGAGTTTCCAATACTAATTGCACGAGCACCTCCTAGGCCAATATTGACCGCGTCAGTTGTTGCATCAGTAGCTAGATTAAGCGCCGTTCCACCTGTTGCGATGGATGCGCTTGCGTCTCCAGTGATTAAGCCTGTAGCTGTTAAAGCTACAAAAGTTCCCGCAGCAGGAGCCGTTCCACCAATAGCAGGAGGAGAAGCAAGAAATGTTGAGATATTGGAAGGTGTCATTACTGTATTTGCGTGCGTTACAGTATAAGGAGAAACAACTTCAGCAGCAGAAGCAAGATATACAATCCCGTTTGTGACCGTGGAGGCATTTGGAGCTCCCGCAACCGCTACAGAATTGACATAAGTGTAAACATCAGACCCAAGTGGAACTGTTCCGTTTGCTGTCCCAGCTGCAAGATCTGCATAAGTATCTAACTTCACAAGTCCCAATGTCGTTGTCGTTGCTGCGGTATTTCCACCTTGTGCCCATGTACCTGCACCAGTAGTTTCATATAAAACAGGCGTTGAAATCGATGTATCAAGCCATCGAGTACCAGGATTGTAAATATCTTGTGTACTTGGTGCTCTATTAGCTGAAATAAATTGTGGATAGACGTAAGCGTCTACAACATTGGCTAGAGGGCCATTTTGGGCATTAAATAGAGAGGCGGTCATGGGATTTCTCCTTGTGAAATTAAATTTAATGTAAGATTTAGGGCTAAATAATGCACGCTAAATCACCTTGAAAATCACTCCTAAATCAACTCAATTTTTCGTACTGATAGCCGCCCTGTTTAATTAGTGCATAAGCGGAGGCGCCAAGGCTTGGAGCGACTCCTTCTTTCCATGTGTGCCAAGCATTACTACCGGATGTTCTTGGTGGAACCGCTCCAGTTCGTAACAAATTGAAAATGTGTTGAGGTACTCCCTGGTAAAGATACTCTGGCCCATTTGTCCCTGGATATTCGTCCTGGAACTTGATAACTAACTGCTGACTCTTTGGATCGTATTTGAAGCTGTGGATATTACTTGATTCCTGAGGTCCTGGAGGTAAAGGAGGAAGTTCAGTAGGTGCTTGTTGTTCTTCTATTTTTCCTACTTCCTGCTGTTGCTCTTGTCTTAGTTGTTGTATTCTACTGGCAACATGTTCCATCACTTGAGCAAGATTAGTCTTTTCTTCATCAGTTAATGGTTGTCCTCTCTGGACAATCAATTGCATTATTTCCTTTAGTGCATTCTTAAGGTCTTCTATCTTCTGCTCATTCATTGTAAAGCTGCTTTACATTTGGAGAATTTTTTGCATTGCCGCCAAGAGAGCTTGATCAGAATTTCCTTGCTGTGGTTGTAGCTGTTGAGTTTGTTCTTGTTGAGGCTGTGCTTGTGCTTTTTCTCCAGGTCCAAAGGTATTAATCAAAATGTCATTCCATGTTGCTTTGTGATCTTTTGACATTTTCTTGATTACTTCCTTAAATTCTGGCTGAACTGAAGCAATGGCACCCGCCTCAACTGGAGACTTACCTTCTCGAATTAAATTCTGTAAGAACTGATGTAACTTATCAGAATACTGAGCAATGATGTTTTTCTTTTCTGGTTCAGTTGATTGCTCCGCTACTTCTGGTGATTCTTCACCCATTGCTTTTGATCTTATAAAGTCCTTTATCTCATCTACTGATGAGCCAGAATCTAAAGCACTAGTCACGAATTTCCCAAATCTAGGATCAACTTTTGAGATACCCTTAAGGAATAAATCAGTTGGAATGTGCCTATTTAAAAAAGGAAGAATCTTGCTAACAATTAAACCTCCACCTAATGCAGCACCAGCACCAACAGATCCTACCGTCTTTATTGCCCTTATTGGCAATTCTCCTTGTCTTCGCATCTCTTGAGAAGCTTCTTGGTAAGGTTGCATTATTTTTCTCCTTTGACTTTATCCAGTCCTGAAAAAACAGAAAGCCACCAATCATTCAAGGTACCAAAAGTATTTCTTGGCTTATCTAATTCTCTTCCTTGTTTTTCTGTGAGATTTAGATCTTTTCTCTTCTCGCTAAGATAATTTAACCAAGTTAGAGGATCGTATCCTTTCTTTTGTAATTCATAAGCAACAGAAAGAGGACTTCCTTCTCTACCCATAAGTGAAGCCAATTTTTCTGATATTTTAAGGGTTTTTTCTATTGCAGGATTTCCTCCCTTAATACGCTCTAATATATCTTTAGCATTTCCTTCTTTTTGCCATCCATACGCAGGAGGTAGCTTAATAATTGCTTCGTTTAATGCTTTTATATCACTAACAGGATCTGCAATTGCATAAGCTAAAATAGGAGAGACTTTGTTTTTAGAAATAATTTTATTCGCTAAATTCTCCGTTTCATTTCTTTCTTTAAATACCTTTTGAAGTGCTTTTAAATTTGATATTGTTTCTTTAGCACTCCTCCCTGTAATTCCCCAATTACCTAACGAATTAATAGATTCATAATTCATAGATATATTGTTTAGTTCGTCTCCATATTTCTTCATCGCTTGTTGTTCTGTCAATCCTTCTCCACCTTGTTTTTTAGGTAAAACAGCTTTAATGGCTTTGTCTTCAATTTTACTATATTCTGTAGCAGGTACAGCCACTCCAAGTTTTCCTGAATAGTCTTGTAATCTTTTAACAACATTATCTTGTAAATCAGTTAACACTTTATGCTGTTGTTGGTATTGTTGATTTATACCAACGAGTGATTGAACTTGTTGCTCAACTTCATTTATTGCATTTTTCGGATCATTGCCAAAATATTGCTCATTTCCTTTATATCTCTTTTCCGCTTCTCTCATTATCTCATCATGAGAAGGTGTAATATATCCCTTCTGAATTTCTTCTAAATCTTCCGGTTTTGTTAAAGAAGAAAAACTCTTAGAACTTTCTATAGCTCCCTCTTCTCTTTTTGGAAACTTCTTGGGAGTTTCTTTTAGTGCTTCTTCTTCTTTTTGTCTTTTTTCAAACTGAGCATTTCGAACTTGCTGCTGAGCAAGAGCGCCGAAAGTTTGAATGAGTTGAGGATGTTCTAAGGCTCCAGGTATTTGAGCTAATCGAGTAAGTTGTTGCATCTGTGAAAGATTAGGGGCATCTTCTGAGAATTTCTTAAGACCTTGAGATAGTCTAAAACGATCAACTTCTTTAGGAAGTTGCTCAGAAAGACCCTGACCTAGAGAGGTACCCAACTTGCCCCAAGGATTAGCCTGTTTAACTTCATAGCTTGATGATGTCATTGTCACCTCTAATAGGGTTTAGTTTGACCAAATCTCTGTGCAGTCCAATTTCCCAAAGCTCCACCAACAACAGAGCCAGCAGGACCAAATAATGCGCTACCCATAGCACCCAATGCAGGACCTGCCTGAGAAAGCAATCCTGGGCTTCCTTGTTGTGTCATTACGTCTTGGCTGTAATTACCCATACCTTGAGAAGCAAGTCCTTGTAGACCCTGTGCGCTTTGCTGTCTAAGCTGTGCCCGAATCGCACCAAGCCTTTCTGAAAGATCGGTACCCGCATTCACAGCAGCATTTCTAAATCCCGAGCTAGAAAGACCACCACTTCCCATACCCGCGAATTGCTCAGACAATCCAGGAATGATATTTTGATTGAAATTTCGCATCTCTGGAGCTGCCATAGCTTGGAAATCTCTTGGATCATTACTTAGATTCCCTCTGTAATAATCTGCAACATCACCAAATGCACCACCTGCGCCAGGGCGTTGCGATGCTTGGAATAATTGATTAGATAGAGCTTGCTGTTCTGGAAGTAATGTCGAAACTCTCGCGTGCTTCTCAGGTGTACCTTGAAATAATTTAGAAAACCAGTTGGCCATAAAATCTCCTATACTTCCTTAATATATTCTACGATGGCATAAGCTCTAGTGTAACCGCTTCTATCACTACCCGCTTTGACGATGATATTTGTAGCGTCCATATACATTTCTATTTGAAATGGAGCAGAAGCAGATAGTCCCAAAGGTATAGCGACACGACTGACCGGGTCAGTAGCTGCACCACTTAAACTTATAAGAGTAAAATTTGAATCAAATGTTATTCCGTGAGGTGTCGTTGTCGTCCCTGTTGTAATCGAATTTAAAGGTATTACCTTTCTCAAAACAGTTCGAAAGTTCCTTTGCCCTGATGCTGGCATGAACTGTTTTCCGCTAATTATCTCATCATTGATTAACCATCCAATCTCACGAATATTCACGCCATTGGTGATTTTCTTAAGCTGCTCAACAAGGAAAGCGCGAGCATCTTCCCACTTATCAGGTACTGAATCATACACCGGGATATAGCTTTCAAAGTCTTGACTGCTCGTCATTGTAAATCCGCTTTACAGGTTAAATATGACCTATTGCCATCCAGAAAAATGAGGTGTTATAAAGATCAAATGGACTGATCGCCCTTCTTGTAGAAACAAGACAACTTGTCGCTCCAGAAGTGCCCGTTCCGATAACAGTCGATCCGTTTGCAGTGGCAACGAAGCTATATAATGTTCCGAATGCTATTGGAAAAGTAACGGTTGTAAACCCTGTTCCTCCTGAACCTGTCGATCCACTTCCCCATTGCATAATCATATTGCCAGGAAGATAAGTATATCCAGGATTTGCCGTATTGGGTTCTCCATTTATGAGATTTACAGTATTACCGGCTCCGTCTACCCAAACAGGCCATCCACTACTACAACCTAAAACACCATTGGCACCGCCAAGAGTTGGTGTTGAGTTTGTCAAATGTACTTGCTTGTGAAATCCCTTGTTAGCTGTAGCATCGTCAAAAGGATAGTGATCAACTGACATCACTGTATTAGAAACTTGAAAATTTGCTAGCAAGTTAGCTTGACTATCCGATAAGTCGTCGGTTGCTTGAGGAATATTTGGCTGATAAGTCATTTTAAACTCCTACAGGTAGTTGTCGACCTGCTTTTCTAATCCATAAGATTTGTGATGCTATTTCTACTTCTAATCCTTGAGCATTTGATATCATCTGATCATTCGAAAGAGTCCATTCTAAAGTCAAAAATGCTCCTCTCGCAGAACAAAAAACACGTTGCCAGTTCTTGGAAACAGGTAATCCGGAAATGGTCTTAGTTGGAACAGTGACATTGAAAAAAGTGTCGCTCTCTTTATTCTCAGGAAATGCATTAATTGGATCGCTGTTGTTATAGTCCATGTAAACATTCAATGTGATTTCTCCGTCTGTAGTCTTATTTAGAAGAACATCAATAAAACCTAGTTGTATATTTTCACCATCATCTAAGAAGTTAAATTTCTTACTAATGATGCGAAAGTTATCTTTTACTGCTATCCTTCCACCTCCAATATACACATCGGGAGCGTCTGTCTGTGGCTTGTTAGGTGGAATAGGTTTTAAAAGCCTTATCGTGTCTTTATCCTTGCGATCAACTAAAAAGAAATTTCCGTTTAAAGTACTTGCAAACGGTGTTCCTATTGGTATCTTATCAATTTGTATTATCTGGCCATTTTGCAGGTTGTGATTAAGAACTGTTAATTCCGTCGCTGTCGTCGTATTTCCCGTTATATCCGTTATCGAAAGACTAAAATCATTAGAAACTTGTTCATCTAAAAATGATATGAATCCTTCTTGATTTCCACCTATTATCGAAGGGAATAGTGGAGGTCTGAAATTCCATGTGAAATTCTGATTCTGCCAAGAATTGGGAGAATTGGTGATCCCTGTATGAGGATATTGATTCCATTTAGGAGCGCTATCGATTTGCAAGGTACCTAGACAAGTAAAGCAATCCGTGAATATGGCCCAGGAATCATTCTCATAGTTATAAACGAGTCTTCGATCGGGGAATATGGTGTTTTTATTGGGCACCACATAAGTCCAATATGCCAATCGCCGCTCGAAATCCCTTATTCCATATACTCTTTGTCGTCCCTGATTTTGACTATTAAAACCATTGATAACTAGATCGGGAATCTTAATGTCAATATAGTCACTCTTATAGCTATCGCATTGGACAATTCCCTTATCGCCTACACCAACAAGTGAGGTATCAAACTGAATGGCGCTAAAAGTACTTGATGCACCAAGTTCAGAATTCACCTTTTCAATCTGAAAGGGTTGTATTGATCTTCCAGTATACCTAAGTTGCCAAGTAGATCTTTCGCAATAGATGACAAGGTTATCCCTAACAAATCCAACAGAAATAATATCTTCAGTTGTTGGTATATCTAAAAAGCCACCTTTACCGGTTACATCATCACGCCATGAACCAGGAACCGAAGCCGTATTTGTGATAAGCGGATTTCCTATAGCAGCCCATCGAATACGGTTGGTATATGCCACAGAAGTCGCTAAAGTGGTTCCTTCTAGTGTGTTAAAAGCTATAAGCCTTCCACGAAAAGGTAATAAGCAAAGACATTGTGTTAGGAAGTTTCCTGCACTGTCTATTTGTCCCGTTGTCGGTGCTGCTGTAGGACCGAAATTAGTCCAAGTAGTACCGTCCGTATATCTTATTGGATCTCCTCCAACGCCCGAGAAGTTAGTAACCCAAAACAAGGATTTATTAGCAGGGGCCGTAGATGACCAATAATTCGTAGACCAGAAGAAATTATAATTTTGTCCTGTCCAAGTTGTTCCAGGTATGAATTCTTGAAAACCTGTTGGAAGGTATTTGTAAGCGTATTTAGTATCAAAGAAGATCGTTATCTCATTGTTGATAAGATCTGTTTCTTCAATCCTAATTCCCATTACAGGAAGACAAGGAAAGTAATTATAAGCTACTGTTTGAACTCCCAATCCCGTCGTGGTGATAGCTCCAGTGGCATAGTTTATTGTGCCACTTCCTACGCTACCCGCAAGAACTCCTAAGGAATTATCGGTTAACGTATTTACGCCATCAGTGACAACAACGGATCCAACTTCTATTTCTGCGGTAGCATCTAATGAATATTTTGTGATTAGATTTTCGCTCGTAGCTCCGCCACCACTTAGATTTACAGCTGACATAATACGACGAAGACGACCAAGAAGCTTCGTCCCTTGCTTGCGCTTAATCCGTTCGCGCCAAACAAAAGCATTCTCAAGAGTAGGATAGGCATCATCGGGAAGAATAAACTCTTCTCGTGATTGCACAAGCCCCTTTTCCATTCCTTTAATGTAGAGAGGTTGATACTTACCCATCAATAATACCCCAAGCCATTTACACCGCCAACGGTAGGAGAAACACTATTAAAAAGAGTTGTGTTGGGAGTGAATAATTCTTCGATGGCTTGACGCTCTAAAACAAGGGATTCCTGCTTTAAAAACATGGGTTGTAGGTTCTCTACGCCTTCCATATCTTGACGATCTTCTAAGATTTTAATAGCTGCTCCAATTGCAATATATTGCCACCACTGATTTAAAAGAGGAGAATCGGTGGTTTCCATAAATTGAACAGGAGTAAGATATGTCTCAACTTCAACCTTATAAATCTCAATAGGAACAGGTCTTACTGTAAATTCGTTATTCCAGAATAGAAGACAATATGGCCTTCCTGTTTGATATTGCTTTACCCATATCGTAATAGGTCCTGATGCTGGAGCAACTGGGAAAGTAATGCTTATCGCGCCTGTGACATAGTTAACAGTCCCGATATTGGTAGGAGTGATTAAACCAGGATTCCCTGTGTTTGTATTATACATGCCAGGGACAGCAGGACTCGTTGTCTGAAGTGGAACGGAAGTAATGGCTTTAGGGGTTTGAAGTTGCAAGTTTCCGATTCCATCATCACAAACACTTACCGGATTACCTGCGACATCTACACATCCAATGACGACCTCTTTGCTAAGAAAAGGTCCTGGAACAGTGAAAGAAAAAGCAACAGTTACACCGTCTCCATCCACTGAATCAAACTTAGTAGGGAATCTAGGCCAGATTGTATAAAACTGTTGCCTATCTTTGAAAAAAGAGCCCTGGATGCCTTCAAAATAAACAGGAGCTCTCACGCCCTGGTTATAGTTAACATCCAAAGGATAACGATCCCTATAAGGCTCCGTGAAAAAGGTATAAACAGATCTCATTTGATCAACTTTAATCGAATACGGAAAGTCCTGAGAATAGAAGGTGTTGATGTATTGATCTATTGTTGCAGTAGTTAAAGAAGACTCACTCGACGAAGCGGTAAGCCTTCTCACTTTCTGCCTAATAGCTACTAAAGTTGTGACCGCAGGAGATATTGTCATTTTAATCCTTAAAAATTGACAGGTACAAAAAGATGTTCCGATTCTTCTTCTATGTCCTTATCAAGAGGTGATCCATCGGATCGAACCTTCTTGTCATCTTGACTAAGAAGACCGCTTCTCTTTGTCTCTTTTTTTCCGTTAACTTCTTTGACTAAACCATAAGGCACTTCGTACTCATAATTAGGAATGAAAAGCCATTGTTGGATAGGATCTCCAGCCCATCGACAATAAGACTTACTTAGACGCTCCACGCGACCTTTTTTGTTGATGTACTTAACTTTTACAATCCTTGCATCTTCCTTTTTTTCCTTCTCACATAGAGCCTTTGTTTTGGGATCCATGTTTTTAAAGTCATCAAAAGGAACGGAGTTAGTCATCGTATTAATAAGTCCGTGTTGTTCTCCGGATGCTGTGCACATGAGTAAGGGCATATTGTTTTTCCTATTTTTTTTAAGTTAAAAATGGAGGGCAACAAAAGTTACCCTCCTGGGAGGCGAGAGACTTAATTTTCCTTGCGCCAGATCTGATACACAATTACATCGCTAGCTGCTCCAGCGGGGCATTGAGCGCCTCCACCAAGAAGCATAAAAGGAATGAATTGTCCTGTATGGAAAGGAGCATAGGTGAAATTATATCCAGTCTGGACGAGAGTAACAGGATCATATTGCGTACGTTGTCCAGCAGGAGCAAGAGTGGAGAATAGTTGAGCCGTCGGCGTTGCTGTACTTGCTGGGAAAGCAAAAGTAGTAAACGAAGACGAGTCAATATCAACCGTAATCGTGTAAGTCCCGACTGCGGTAATCTTGCCAGTTAGTCCATTCATTTCTTGCATGCCCATTGAAGAGGCAATGCTAAAACGAATGAGCTGACCAACTACGTAGCTATGAGCAACAGAAACGGTTACCACAGCTTGGGTTGCTTTCGAAATCTTTGTGATATAAAGAAATTCGGGTTCAACTTGAGCAAGTTTGCTTATACGTCGAACTTTAAAAGCAGTTGCCCCAGCAGCAAAGCCGCTAGAATCAAGACCCAGCAATGTAAAAGCGGAACCGCTAACAGATGAAATGGTAAAGTCCATTCCAGCGATTTGAAGCATACCCGTAGAGTCGTAAATACGAACTCGGTCTCCATCTGAGTAGGTATTTGTAGCAGAACAAACCGCTCCATTGGCTTGGGTAATGGTCGTCCCAGTTACCGCAGCTTCTACCGTTGGATTGGTAGGAACATACGTAAAGCCATTAGAAGCTGTACTTGTCGCAAAGGTGTCGATATTGATGACAGAGGTACTCGAAGATTTCTTCCATCTAATACCATCATTGTCAGCAAACATGCCTCGATACCACTCTGAAGTGATAACAACAGCCGTTGCAGGCGCAGCAGCCATTTGCGTGATATTCTTGGTGACCATGTAATCAGCTATTCCGCAGGTTATTGGAATAACCTTGGCAGCACCAGTAGAAACGAACGAATCTTGAAGCATTAAAGTAAAAGCCATTGTGTGATCTCCTTATGAAGCTTGTAAGGTTGTTACATTCAATCCGGAAATCCAGTTTTGATTTGTAATTGCGCGAGCAATCGCAAATTTCGCGTACAATTGGCAATTTTGAGCAACAGAGGAGACAACCCATGGAGGACGATATCCAATGACTGCCGTATAGTTGTTTTGCTCAATTTTCGCAGCTGCTTCAAGTCCATACATTGGGATAGTATAAACTGTATGTCCAGCCATCGAAGCACTTGGAATTTTGTTGGCTTTCGAAGAGACAAAGAAGCGGAATCGAGAAACGGCGCAATATTCTTCCGGTCGAATATTTTCAGTTTCTGGATAGTTAGCTCTTAGAAGTACCCCTTGAACCTTTTGCAAATCTGCCGTCAAGTTTGTGTGAGCCAAAGCAACGAAGGCATCTCTAGTAGGTCCAGTACCGAATTTATTCATCGCTTCGATATTGGTAAGCATTGTCCTTGCGTCGTTGCCTAGCAAAATTGTTTCGATGTTATTGATATCATTTAAAGAGATGTTAGAAGGTTGGTCACCATTCAAACCCCCCGTAGCATTAATGTAAGAGACGCTAGAGGCGAATAAGTCGCGCATGAGTAGGTCTTCTTTTTCTCGTAGCCACTGGCCAAGCAAAGCCGTAAACTTCGTTAAGGTCTTGGAGTTTTCGTACAAGACGACTTGCTCATTGGTCACGATACTCTTAGCGTAGATTTCCATTGTGGCGTCGATATCAGAACGAACGGGAACTTCAGAGGCTGGATCAATACCAGATCCATCCAGTTGTCCTCCATCCGTAGAAAGGCGCTCGAAACGGCTCATGCGGGTTGTCTTGCCGATATAGGCTTCCGCATGGTGCAGATCCACCCCAAAAGAGTGAATTAAATTGAACCTTTCTGTTGCTTTATGACCTATTTCTAGGCGGGGATTTTGTTATTTCTCCCTCTCGACCTTCTTGTATTCGTCGAGTTCAGACTATCGCATCACCCTTTCAGGTGCCCTCTCACTTAGTCGTTCACGGTGCCCGGCTTTCGCCTGCTTCCGCCTTGTCACCCCATCGGGTTTCCAAGCCAATCAGAGAAGGTTTAAAGCCCACATTCATTTTATGGGCGTTGAAAGCAAGTCCTCGCTAGCCTGTAAGGGAAGCTCAGGAGCCATGTTGTTGATATTTGTTATTCCAGAAGGAAATGACATGTGTCACCTCATCAAAACGATTTGTAATTCGAATGCTGGCGAAGCAAACTAAGTACAGCCCGTGTTGACGAGACACATACAGTCGAAGGGGTTAGCGAATCCCGACTCGCGCTATTTCAATATTTATTCTACATCCTTATTTATGCGCAAGTTTCTTTTATAATTCTGCAAAAGGCTCTTGACTTGGTCCATCGTTAAACCAAGTTCTACCATAATTTCTCGATACATTTTTCCTGATTCTCTAAGCTCTCCAACCTTTTCTCTAGTTCCAACAGGGAATTTTCTACAAGTATCCCAACGATCTCTTTTTTTTTGTACCATGTCTCTTGTGTTGTCTTTATGAGTACCTAGAAAAAGATGATCTACATTACAACAAGCTCGATTATCGCAATGATGAAGCACTAACATTCCTTTAGGAATATTCCCATAAGTAGCAATCCAAGCAGCACGAGAAGCATTCATCATTTTTCCCTTATGCTCAAAGGTTCCATATCCATTTGAAATTGTAGCAGTCCACTCAAGACATTCGCCATTTTGTTTAGTATGAAACTTGATACGTTGTTTCATTATCTCTTGTTCAGTAGCTTTTGGATGCTGTTTTTTCCATTCGATGATTTCATGATTAGACATATAACCTCCTATAGTTATTCCTAAGAAAAGATATACCAGGCGTTAGGAATACGCTTTTCGGGTGCCCCCTAGGTATATGCGCAACATTATAGATGAATGGGAATGAAATAGCAAGTAATTGAATATCAAGGACTAGGCTTTTTGCCTAGATTAGATGCAATCGAGTTAGAAACAAGAAGAAACAAAATCCACCCCAATCAGCGGAGCTATTCACCATGAGTATTAGTGCCACAGGTTGTGGCACTAATCCCCCAGTAGGGAGACTATCTGTAAATCCTCCACTTGACGTCGGATATTCCACCACCAAATGGAGGATTCACGCTATTTCTTCCCTTCCTTCAGTAAGTCAATGAACATCTGGTACAACTGATCAATTCTCTGTGTTTGACTATCTTGTCTAGCAGCTAACATTTTTACATCACTATCTAGCTTACTAAACATCCAGTACGTAAAGCTTCCTAAAGTTCCAACAATAAACAATGTTTGTATCCATTCCATATTTACTCCTTTTCTTCTATATCATCTGGTATACATACGCCAACACTTGGAATATTTCTAGCTTCAAAATAATGACTTTTTCTAATAATTTCTAAATCATGATCATTTGTTTTTGAATTTGTTTTTGCGTTATAATAATCATAACCAATCCCTTCAACCTTCTTTATCCAAGATCTTTCCAATATTCTTTGAATGCAAATCAACAAATCAAACTCACTAATACGAATCTGAAAATCTGAAATGGAAAAGAAAAATTCATTTAAATTGTTCGATATTAAATCATTAATGGAAATGTTTTGTTTTTCTTTATAAAAAAGATATAACATACCCATTTCACGATCTATAAAATCATCCCTTGATAAATTATCAAAAATTGTCTTTTTTAACTCAAAACAATCTTCATAAAAATACAGATATCTCAAAATAACAAAGTCAAAAAAATTAGTTTTAAGACTGTTAGTTAAACCTAATTCACTATATTTATCAAAAAAACCATTACACATATACTTATCTCTTTGCTAATTTATCCATAAGTTCCTTGTCTTGTTCGACAAGTCTCTTAAGTTGTCTTTTAAATTCATTATCCTTTCGCTTCCTGTTAGCTCTTATGACGTCATCAACACATAGCATGAATATGTCATAATCCTCTTTAAAAGCTGCATTTATAAATTTAGCCCTAAATTCATCGTCTTGAAGATGTTCATCTAAAGAATCATTAATATTGAATTTCGTCATAAAAAAAACTCTTCTTTACTCTTCAAGTTCCTCAAATTGTATTCTTTGAACATTACTTAAATTTATCAAATTCAATTCATTACCACAATCTTCTTGATAGTATCCATTTATACAGTTAAAGTTATACATATCCATTAAATCTGTAATACGAACGAAATTTTTATCATCATGAGACATAATATCTCCAGGCTTGAATTTAATCTCAGTTTCATAAAGAGGATTCGCTAAACACCAAAACGTAACTCTATATTTCTTCATCTATTATTCTTCCTTTTTATTCATAATACACATCTCAACCATTTGTAACCCCTCTAAGTTCAAACCAAAATAAAAACTTTCGCAATCGCTTTCAAGGTCATAAGCCCAGTCAAATAAAACATTCATCTCGAATATTTCTTTTATGTAGTCTGTTATGTAATCCTCAATATTCTTGAATTTTTGATCAACATTTAAGATATAAGAAAACTCTTCTCTATCTTTAAAGTGTAGGACTATTTGAAACTTCATTTCTTTTCCTCTTTCATTTCTTCTTCATATCCTTTTCTAATTTCACAATATATAAATAAATCTGATTGATCTATTAAAAACTCTTGCAAATCAAACTGTTCTTCCAGTGAATCTATTAAACAAGATTGTTTGCTGTTTATCTTACGAATTGTTTTTTCTTTCAATTTATCAGCATCTTTCAAACCAAGATCTTTGAAGATATTATCACTACTTATATCATAATCTTTCATGTCAATCTAATATCTCATTTTTCATCTTGTTTTTATAGTACTCTCTAGTCTCTTCTATATTAAATGAGGAAGTCTATCAAGTTTAACAAAATCTTCACTAGGTTGACTAGAAAATGTTTTATTTGCTAATCGTGTTAGATTGCTTACTTTTTTTTCCATAACTTTTTCCCTCATTAACTCTGACCATATCCACTTTTTTTAGATAAGAAATAACGTGTTCATTGTCCTTGAAATTATCTTTCTCAAACTCGTCATCAAGAGGGAAAATTTCAATGTAACTGATATCCTCACTCCTAAAAACAAACATCTTACCATCGAAATCATCATCACCTGAGAAAATTAGTTCTGATAAATCTCTTGCTATATCAAGTGCTTTGGTTGAACAACTAAGATATCTACCAAATAAATAAGGAGGCCTCAAAAGCTCTTGTTTAAAATAAACAACAAAGAAATATAGATATGTTTTATCCTTCATATAAGCCTTGCTGCTTTGTTGTTGAAAACATCACCAGCTTGAAAATATCCCATAGCGACAACAACGTCTTTATGTCCCGTTAAAGCCATTGTATCACCAAGTGAGCATCCTTGTTTACCTGCTTCCGTAACAAAACCAGAACGCAAGGAGTGTAGGGAATAAATGGATTCATCATATCCAGCTTGACGAATCCTTCTCTTAAACATCTCGGTTAATGACATGTGATGGTAACTTTCTCCTAATGCCTGAGATTTATTTATAGAACGAAAAATTCTACCGAATTTTATACCTGATTTATCAAGCCATTCTTTAAGTGCTTCCGCTGCCTTTCCAGTTATCGGAACGCTAAACCCCTTTCCCTTTTGATCGGTTTTACTCTTAGCCACTCTATAGAGATATTCTCCATTATCGACCTTTTGTAAGTCTTCCATTGAAGCTTCTTGTATCTCAGAACGTCTGCGGCCACCTGAGCAAAAAGCAAATAGAATAATAGCTTTGTCTCTTATATCTATAAGGGTGCCTTTATCACAAGTTGCAATAATGTCCTCTAAGACTTTCTTTGATATTGCCTTACTTTTCTTCAATGATGTTCTGCTCTTATGCATAGCGCGCAAAAGATCTTTCACCTTCTCACTTTTGCAAGGATTTGGAAGATCATTTAGTTTATGAAAGACTGATAACGCAACGATTCTCCTTTTGACATGAGAAAAGGAATGTACTCCAGCGTCTTTTTTTACATTTTTAGCAATAAGCTGTTTCTCGATTTCCTTAGGCATTCCTTCAAGATGATGAAAGATGTGTTTAATAACGATCTCTTCGGTAACGACGGATTCACCAGGATTGGAAAGTTTCATCCATTCCCAGAAATATTTCATATCTGCCTTGTAACCTTCTCTCGTTCTTTTTGACATCGACTGAACGACGTAAGGATCTACTTTTGAAGTGTAATCTTTGCTGTCGTGAATTTGTAAATTATTTGATTGTAAATCAATTAAAGAATTAATCATCGTTCGCCTTTTGTATACCATGCACAACTTTGGGTTGGGCTAGTGTAACAAAAGGCTTAAATTAATTCAATAGTAATCACTCCTTTAATTAGCAGACTAACAAGTCAAGCGCTATATCTTCGCTTAACATTGTCATTGTAAAGCTTCATAATAGCCAATCCACTTCCGAGCTTGTAAAGCCGCTTGACATAGGTAAAAGTCCTATGCATAGGAAAAGGCGCAGGAACGGCAATCGGTGATACCTGCGCCAGAGTCGAAGCAGCATCTATCTCCTGCTTCTTCCCTTCACCTACCAATTCTTTGAACTCTTCATGCGAGAGACTCGCTAGACTTATCACTGGAATAGACATATTTTTTTGCCAAAATCTATATATATCGCTAAAATGTTTATAGCAACTTTATGGTTTAGGAAGAACCCCGACGAAGCAACGTGCCGAGTCGGGTCATTTCTCAATTGAGCTGCTTCAAAGCCTTCTGCATCCTCTCCCAATTTGCAGCCTTTCTAGCCTCATCAAGCCTTGTCGGAGAAGCTCCCTTTTCCGTCTGAGTAGATTGCTGCGATGATAGACTCTGAGGCTTCTTGAAGTTATTCTCAGCCCTAACCTGTTCCTTTTTTGAATCCACATTGGGCACAAAACGCTTAACGGCCTTATAAATACCTGCCCACTTGTCAAAGCTATCTGGTGCATTCTTAAAGGCCATTGCCACTTCTGGATAGTGATATTCGAAATAGTCCAAGTTTTCAGTGGTGCATACCTGGTTAAAGTCTCCAAAGGTAGAGACGAGCTTCTTGGGAAATTCCTGTTGCTCTACTTCCTGGCGCTTTCTCTCTTGAGCTGCCTCTCTTTGTGCAATGATTTCATTGACCCGTCTATCTATCTTTTGCTCTTCGGTCTCATCTTCTGCGTATTGGTTAGCTTGAGGCTGTTGCTTATTGAGAACGGAATCTAGGGCTGCTTTTAGTGCTGCTGCTTCTTCTGCACTTCTTTGCGCCTTCTTAGCCATCTCCTCAGCTTCTTTTCTTTCCTTTTCCCTCTGCTCACGAAAGAGCTTCCAGTTCTTCTCTTGTTGGTTTTCTTCTACTGGTTTCTCTTGTGCTGAACTTTGCGCAACAGGTTGTTGCGTATTGGTAGCAACTATCTGTTGAGTTAATGGCGCAGGTTGTGTATTAGTGTTTTCTTTAGGTTTTGATTCTTGTTGTTGATCCATTAAGGGGCCCTATGGTTGAAAATGTTAAAACGATAAAGTTAAATGATGATCTTATTAATTCTCTTAATCGCTATCAAAAAACCATCTCCTATCTAGTTGGAGATGCTCCTATTGGTGCCTTATGCCTTCCCAAACATATAGAGAAAAAACTACTCGCTGACGGCTGTCTTCGTGTCTACGATCTTCTCGATCGCGATCTTTCCAAAGTCGAAGGGTTCAATAAGAGCATCATCGACGACCTTACATCCCGCGTTAATAAGTTCCTGTCTATGTGCTAAGAAATATTCGTGTTCGGATGGCATGTCTATGCCGTGCTCGTGTCTGATATACTCCCAAAAGGTACCTTTAAAGAAAGCAACACTCCAGGCTTGCATAGTCTGATATTGCTTATGAACGACGACATTTGTCCCTGCGAGTTCAGCCATAACCATATCACAAGGCAAAACCCATAACCTTTTCAGCGTATCTTTTCTTTTGTCATATAGAAATACGGCTTGGTTCGGTCTGGGTTTTGGCAAATACGGCCAGGCATAAAATTTGCGTCGTACCAAGTTATGGATAAGGGGGTCCTTAGCTAGAACCATAACGACGCAAAACTGATTTTCATTGATAATTGATAGGTGTTTTTTTACGCACTCCATCACGTGCTTACCTATATCATCAGCCATAGCATGGCCAACTTCTCTTGAATCGTACTTTGTCGTATCTGACAAAGCTTTCCTGGATAGTTCGCCCGCTGTGACTCTCTGATTCATTATCTTTTTTCCTTATTCTTCTTTACATAACCAGCAAGAGCATCGCTATTTTTAGTCATCTCTTTGGGATTTCCCATCTCGCTTTCTGCATACTTTAAGTTGCATGTTTTCGATTGGGGTTGTTTTTCTTCCCAATGCTCTTTGCCCATCGGGGCTTTAAGCCCTTCTTGTCCTTTTTCCTTCATAAATACTCCCTAGCCTACTACGGCTTGTTGTTGAGAAACCTCTTGAGACTCGCTTTGAGCCTTATTCATCATCTTAATATACTCTGCCAATTCTAAATTAGATTTAAAGTTCGCAAGATCCATGTCTTCGAGTTCGATTAATGTCTTAACCATTTCAAGATCGGCCTTTGATCTGTTGTATTCAGCATTAGAATTTAATTCATTAACTTTCGCCATCTTTTCATAAGTAGAAGCCATTAATTCTTTCTCTCTGGCTAAATCGCTTCTAGCTTTGGCTTGTGAAGCTTCTATCTTGCTTTCATTCACTGCTTGGTCTTGCTGCATCTGTGCTTGTTGAGCCTGTGCTTGCTGCTGCTGTCCTTCTTCCATCTCTTGGATGACTTGCTTTTTATTAGTGATGAACGCAGCTCTGAGAATAGATTTATCAGAAATAGCAATACCCAGCTCTTTGAAGTTAAGGAGCTGTTGAAGTTCTACTTGTCTTTGAGAGGCTGAGTAGTTTCCTTCCTCTACTGTGATCGCGTACTTCTGGGCGTGGCTAGTAAAGAATCGTTCATCGGCATCATGGCCAAGGATGTTCTTGATCTTTCCACGGCTGAAGTTCTTACGTATGGCCTGAAGCCTTATTTTACCATAGAGTCTCTGTGTGTAATCAAGTTTATCGAAGATGGTTTGTAAGGTGGTAAGACCAGCTCCTTGACGAAGCATCGAAAGGATGCCGCTCTTGTCATCTGTAGCTGCTCCGAGAAGCTCCTCATTCACGCCTGAGATCTTGGTAATGTCTTCTGATAGGCTAGCAGAGAGAGCGAGTAGAGATTCAGGTATGGCAGCTGGCTCAATGCGCTGGATTTCTTGTGGTAGGTGACCCGTCTTTAAAGGTATTAAAAAGCCTTCTCCAGTCTGTCTAAATGCTTTTATATCTGTGACAGAATCAACAGGAAATATCCAGCCTGAATTTATCTGCGATTGTAAAATTTGGAGCTCAATGACTTTGCGCATATTATAGAGGAACTGAGGATCTCGCAAGTTGCGAATAACCCCCATACATCGCCACGAATAGGATTGCACGTCTGGCTCATGATAACATAGAGTAGGAACAAAAGGGTAAGTGTCGATCCCAAGAAGGTTTTTGCCATGGTATACAACTTTATCACCTAACTTTAGGACCATCTTCACAGTGGGAATCTGGACCTTTTTCGTGATAAGCCAGGGTTGCTGAGTGAGTGTTTGATCAAGGAGATCTTCAGGATCTGATTCGTTTTGTTCCCATTCGACAGATTCACCCGTTTTTGGATCTAAGATCAACGTTCCTTCCCTGCTTGTCCTATAGTAAAACTCGTCGTAGGTAAATAAGTCATTAACAGAAATATTTAGAAGCTCGGCTTGAACAGGGAAACGACCATCTTTCATACCCCCAGGTCTCATCTTATCTATCTCTGATGAGTAGCCAGGAAGCATATCTTTTGCGCCTTGCTTAGTTAGCCAACGCCTTCGCCATATGCCGTTACAGTCACTGAGGTCTTGCTTGCGAAAGTATTGATCAATGAGAAAGTTGTTGTAAGCCACATTATCAGTGAAAAGATCCCCTGATATAGGATCATTTGTATAGTCAGGATAAAGATGAAGAAGCGTCATGCCCGTATCACAAGCACCCTCGAAAGACTGACTGAGATACTCTTGAAAGCCGTCTCGATCGTCACACCATTTTAGCACTTTGTTATAATCATCTGCTACTTGGTCATCTTGATCATTAGAGGGCATTGTGATTGTAGATTTTCTGTTCTTACGCTGAAAGCCACATATCATGTTTATATGTCGACGAATGAGGTTGAAAAAGAACTTCTGCGTCATCTGGTTAGTGTTATTACCCAAACCGTAGAAAGTATTATATAAAGACTGATCACCAACCTTGAAGCGCTTATCAATAGCCCCTTGCATCCATAGACTCGAATTCCCTGGATACTGGGCTTGGTAGAAATTATCCATCATCTGAGTTAGGTTTTTGCTTCCTTGGTCGGTTGGGTCTACGTAGCCCTGTCCCATCGTCGCATTATATCCATGACCTTCGTAACTTGGCATAGTAGTAAACCTGGGTTAGGTGACTTAAGCAAATCTAGATCTTAACTCTTTAATGGCATTGTATTGTTTATGTGTGTTGAATTCTTTCTTCTTCTTTCGTTTATCTTTTCTCTATTTTCTTGGTAATACCACCGACTATAACATCGTTGACAACAGTCTTTAACTTTCCATTTGCCGTTGTAGTCGTATTCCTTGCCACATTCGGAACAAACTTTCATGTTACTCATCAGTAATAATTTCCCCCTTGAGGTGACATGAAACCGAATCCATCATCTCCGTATATCTTTCGCTTCATCTGCTCGATGGTTAAGTTTTCATCTGGGTTGTTAAACTCGCCAGATAGGAAGAAGGGCGTGCAGGCATAGCGTAGGGCGTCACATATGTGATCATCTTTCTTTATAGGCTTATCTTCCCCTTTCTCTGCTGCTTTTGGATCCCATGCATAGCTTTGAAGCTGCTCGATGAGTGTCTTACAAGCTTTCTGCACAACGATATTCTTGCCTGATATGAACTTAGAAACTGTTTTAATACCCAAAATAACGTCGTTGTTAGCATCTACAACGGGCAAATCCTGCTGACGCATAGCTATCTTCAAGCTCGCAGCTGCTGGGTCTACATATATCGCGCTTACGTTATAATAACCTATAAAATCTTTAATATCCTTGACAAGTTCTGCATCTGTCTTTGATCTCCCTACCACTGCCGAGTCGTAGTAGTACTCTTTCTCCACTCGTAGTTGTGGCCACTTATTAGGTGTGACAGCACAGAGAACGGCCGCGGTCGCGTTAGTAGTTCCATAGTCTAAGCCCACAAGATAGTAAGAAGGAGCAGGAAATGGGTCTGTGAAAATGTTTGTATGATCAAAGTTTTGATAGATGGCACCTGATGCTTGGCACCACTCTCCAAGGATGTATCTCTTATAAAAGACACCCGTGAAAGATGCTTTGATAGCATTCTTGTAAGTATCACCAAGAACGGGATTATCATCTAAGGTAAAGGTCCAAGAGATCAAGTCGTGTACATTTGCTCTGTCTAGATAGAGCTTCTTAAGCCAGTGTGCAGGAGCTCCAGGGTTGGCGGTAGCAAATAATTGCGCACCCTCTACACTGAGACGAGTCTCAAGCATTTCCCAAAACTCAAGAGGGATACATGTAGCTTCATCGACATAAGCTGCAACAAGCGTTGAGCCCTGGATTACAGAAACAGCGCCTACATCTGGAGCACCAACAAAATAAAGTTTCCTTCCATAAATATTCGTTTCTTTTGACATTGGAGAAGGAACTGGAAATCCAAGAATTCCAAACATTAGATTTAGAAGGTTTCTTTGAATTGTCGAGCGATTTACTCCGATGATCATTGCATCACCAGGAGGACCTTCTTGAAGAAAGGTAATGAAACGACGGAGACTTATATAAGTTTTACCAGAACGAACGGCACCGACCCAGATATTGAATCGATGAGTTGACTCATCAAAACTCAAAGCCTGTTTCTTGCTTATTCCTGAGTCTTTAACGTCATCATCTTGCATCATCAGTTTCACTTTCTTCTGAAATTACCACTTTCTTTTTTAAGCTTTCAAGTTCTGCTTCAAGTCTTGCAATTTTAGCAGCCTGTCTAAACTTAATCGTGTCATTATCCAATACTTCTTGATTGGGTGATTGAGGGACTATGTTATCTGTATTAGCCTTGATCTCAGATTGTAAGATGAAGGTTTCATCTGAATCGTCTTGCAGGAAGATGTCATATACTGGGGCATGGATTGCATATGTTTTAGGTTTAATTACATCTTGATTATGTAATTCTTCTCTTCTTTTACCAATAAAAGCTTTTGCTTCACAATAAGCTGAAAGAAAGTCTGGGTCTTCTCTAGTCCATATTAAAAGTAATTGTGGTGCTAATATTGGATCATGTTCACAACAAAACCCATTCAAGTTTATACTTGTCGGTTTTTTAGCCCATTCGATCAATTCTTCAGCTATTTTTTTCTTATCATATTTAGAAGGACGACCAAATACATACTCTTCTCTTTGTCTACGATTTAATCCCTTCGGTATTCTTCCTTCTTGTACTGTACCTTTTACATAAGCATTTGGATTTTTAGCAGTCATATAGCCTTACTCGGTTATTCCTTGAAAAAGCATGAAAGCACTTAGTATAATGACAAAAAAAAACACGAGTGCTATCAGATAACTAACGTATTTTTTTTCTTTTTGATCTAGATCCTCGTTTCCATCATCGAAAAGATTCATATTATTTTGCCTTTGTAGCTTTCTCTTCTGCTTCTTCTTCCTCTGATTCCTGCTGGATCTTTTCTCCGATCTTATCAAGTCCTTCACCTGTCACCTCTACAACTTTTCCTGCTATTTGTGTGTCATGATGATCCATAAAAGGAATGTACTTAGAAAGTGTTGAACAACTCGATAATAAGACCATCAATAAGAATAAATGTTTTTTCATTTTTTACCTTTTTTCTTTGATTTTCCAGCTTTAGACATAGCAGCAGCAATACTTTGAGACTGTGAATGACCCGCTTTCATCATCTCTCTAATGTTCTTTGACATCACACTTTTAGAAGATCCCTTTGCTAGTGGCATATAGCCTCCTCGTACTGATGAATGCGTCTTTGAATCGAAACTTCATGTTGACTTTGTATCTCGAAGAAGATGTCTATTTTGTCACCATCTTCTTTTGAAAAGACTCTGACGATAGAAAAGCCTTCTTTTCCTAGCTTGTTAGCCTTTTTGCAAAGGTATTGGAGATCGGTATAGTCGATGTTTCTTGAAACTCTTGCTGCGTATTCTGTCACCATGAAATCTCCACCTTTACGCCGTGGTTTTTAGACTTCTCTTGAGCATATTCAAAAGAGAGTCCTGGTAAGGAATCTGCCCTACCGGATCTTCGATCATCCATGATCTCCTCGCATAGGGCATCTAAAATATACTTTAAACTAACTCGTAGATTGTCATGCTCATCAAGAAATCTCGGTGATATCCTCGTTAACTTTATTTTACAAGGAATTTTTATTTCCTTAGTACCTCTACTTTGAAGAAGACAGAAGCGAGTAGATATCTTTTGAGACTTATGCCTTGCCGATTTCTTACGCCATGGGTCAAAATTATTTGACTCTGAAACGGTTTTTATCGGCATGAAGAATTCTATTGTTTCCATTAGAAGGGGATTTCGCTATCGGGTACAGCAGCTGAAGGAATAGCTTTTGGAGCTTGACTCACGCCATGAGGTGGAGTTTCAGGATTTGCATTATCTTTTATAAATTTCTCCAACATCTTCTGTTCGCTCATGGAGTCACAGAAAAAGGCTTGAATATATTTTTTCTCTCCGTTCTGAGTTACTCCGATGGTAGCAGGAGCCCAGAAGTGTCCACCAGACTTAGAGACCTTCAAACAATAATTCACAACATATCTATTTTCGATTCTAACCATTGCTACTGCTTTGGTGTACATATCATGTGGGTATTCTTCATAAGATATTAATTCAAAATTGCTCATTTTTTGTTTCCTTGATTTTTCACTAATTCATAAAACATATTATATAAAGAATCTGTTCTTTCTGCTTGTTGTTTAATTAATTCGTGCGTGTATTCATAAAGTTTGTCTGTTCTGTCTCTTTGAATTTGCATTTCAATATCAAATCTTATAAATTCCTTTCTAAAAAAAGATATCGTTGCATATCCCATCCCTAAGACTGTGCCTATGATCGTGAGACAAGATAAAACTATTCCCAACCACTGTTCCATTTAAATTTTTCCTCGAATTATTTTCCATAGATCATCAAGATCCTTCCAGAATACTTGCTTTTTCTTGCAATATCTCTGAAAGATCGTTTGTAACTGAGTATAAACGCTTTGGTTGTATTCTTCAATGGTTTTTGCCTTCATTTCATCACTTAGATTAGACAATTTCCTTGAATTTCTCAAAGCTCTTCTACTTGCTTCTTTGAGTTCTTCGATGAGCTCATCGAATTCAAGTTTGCTATAGATGCTATAGCCTCCGTTTTGATCTTCCTCATCCTTGATGAATATGACATTGGCCTTTTTTGCCACCTTGCAGGCTTTAGGATGAGTTTTCTTTGTGTAGGCGACCAAACACTCACTTTCAAGCCACGATTCCAAAATAGAGGAATTTCTATTCGTCATCATGCGAAAGCCCTCAGGCTGGACATTTTCACAATCTCATCACATAGCCATAAGAACTTATCTTTAAAAGATGATTCGGAATAATAAATATTATCTCTTCCACCTTTAGAACCTGGAACTTTCACTTGTAAATATGTATCATAAACTTTAACTAAGTTCCTTTTCTCTTCTGGAATAGCCTTTTCAAATTCAATCATTTTTTCATGAATTGATTTCTCAATTTTCTTTTGTTCTTCTTTCTCTATTTCTTTTTGTACTTTTTTTTCAGGCTCCCAATTTTCTCTTATAGCTTTGATAATATAACCAATTGGATTACTTGTCGGTGTCTTACTCCCAAGTAGACAAGCTATTGCTTTATCAACTTGCTTGAAGGTGGGATTAAGTTTCATGACGGCCACGATGTCTATCTCAGCGAATCGAATGTTGACCAAGGCTTCTTGAATCTTCAATTTTTCTATAGAAGAAACAACAACATCCGAAACAGCGGCGTCTTCGCCAAGATCCAAAGCAAGGTCCTCCTTGCGATCCGAAGCGGCAGCAGCGTCTTCGCGCGCACGCGTTCCGGATGTTGTTGTTTCTTTATCAATACTCTTCTTAAGAGAAGAATATTCTTTGGGGGGAATTGTGCCCCCCTCAGGGGGGAATTGTGCCCCCCTCCCCTTTTCACTGCAAATTAGGGGGGAGGGGGGAATTTTGTCCCCCTCCCTATGGGGCATTGTGCCCCCCTCCCCTTTTCGCTCTTTTGCTTCTTGAATTACCTTTCTTGTGAAGGCAACATTCAGATCCCAAATATCAGTTAGAAAAACCTGATTTGTCATGGTTCTTCCGTTTGAAGCAGTCCTTCTTCTTACCTCAATAAGTGGAATACCACCCAATTCCTCACAAGGTAAACAAAGCCTTTCTATTGCCCTATTAAGAGTTTTAACATCAATTTTACAAAGACCAGCAATATATTCTCTAGATGCAAAGCATTTGCCATTCCACCCTATTACTTTTATATATGTTGCATATACTCTGAAATCTGGATTTTGAAGAAGATGAAAAGAAAATTCTGGAACTTGTGCAAAATATTGATGCTTGCTAGATCCATTTACACATTCTTCTTCAGCTTGATTGTCAATTTCTGTTTCGACTTCGATATTTTTGATTTGCTCTGACATAACTACCCTCGAAATTAAAGTTTTTAATTCTTAGGTAAGTAATGAAGCCAGATGCCAAGACTTTCTTTTTTTGTTGCGTTATTTGTCTTGGTCAGCCATAAAGAAAGGTATCAATTTGCTTTCTTTCGCCCCCTATATCCTTTACTAGAGGATGGGGGTGACTTCTTTCTTACCGAACTCACCGTTCATATTCTCAAGCCACATTTAGCTCAAGGTTTTTAAAATCCCAAGTCGTCTTTCAACGCTCTCATCACTGGAATGATTTTTTCTTTTGAGGCCTCAATATATTTTCTGTTGCTCAAAATAAACAAGAGATCCACTAACTGTTCACGTAAACATTTTTTAATTCCTAAAACAAGCTCAGGCTTATTCTTAACAAATTTGTTATATTCTTCTTGAAAATAGCTTTCTTTTTCTGATTTTGTTGAAAAATACATGAAAATATATCTTTCATCTTCTGAAAGGTAATTATATAAAAGAGCATTCATATTTAGATTATTTTCTAGATAACCATCCGCTTCATCGTCTAATGTGAATTTTTCCAATGGCCTCATCTTTTTCCCTTGTGATAATTTCTTTACATTGTTAAGGTGCGCTTGTCGACCGCGTGTCTATGAATGCCTTTTCGAGAGTGACGGTCGACGCCTTTCTCATAAACTTTTTCATGATGCCTTATCACCTCTCCCGTAGGGGGCGTACGTGCCCCCTTTTATTCTACCCATGACTTCATCTCTTCAATCTCTTGAGGAGTCAAATTCCTTTGTTCATGTGTCATCTTCCCTCCTTCAATTACTTCAACCCATGAAACTTTTCCGTGAGTTACTTTTTCAAGTTCATTCGCAAATTTAATGGATGGAGTAACTCTTCCTGTTATAACACCTGAAATGTACGTCTGAGATGAATTCATTTTCTTAGCTAGTTCTTTAGCTGAAATATTATATTTAAATAAAAATTGGTCTAGATACATATGTTTTTCCTTGTAAGTTATTTCTTATAACACCAAGTATACAACCTTATCCTGATTTTATACAACCGAAAGATTTTCGTCTTTTATGCTTGCGCTAAAATGATACAACGTTGTATATTTAAGCCATCAAGACAAGAACTCGAAAGCAAGTTTGAGCTCAATAGGTTTTGATGAGAAAAACAGCCCACTTGTCAGAGTGGGCCAAGACATAAGGAAATACAATGAAAAGCAATATGATAAATCCAGACTACTTCCATCAAGCAGGAGAAGCGCTCCATGCTTTAGTAGAAGAATTGTACGACTCAAGAGAAAGCATCGTAGAAGATAGAGTAAATAATAGCATCAAATTTCTATGTCAGGCATTGATTGGTGAAGACTATTTTAAATTTACTGATGAAGACCTAAAGGTAGCTCATAGAAAAGATCTAATACCAAACCCAATTTACGATCAAGTCCACGCTATGATGAAGGCAGGTTTATAATGAGAACTTTTGAGATAGACGCAAAAATCCCAGGCATCGCCTGGGTTGTAAGCTTAGAAGTGAAAGCACTGGATAAAAACGATGCCCTCTCTATCTTCAAAAGATGGGTCAGTGAGCAATACAGAGCCAAGACAATCAAAAAAATAACCTGCACGGAGAAATAAAAATGACCTCAGAATTAGTTGTGATGAGCGAATATGAGAAATCAGTCGTCGAGTTAGAAGAAACACAGAAGCTTTGTGCTCAGCTGATGAAGACACCCCATTATGCTCGAATGGGGGAGGTTGGTATCTATACTATAGTCCAAAAGGCCCGAAGCATAGGCTTAAGCCCAATGGAAGCACTTAATGGAGGAGTTTACTTCGTGCAAGGAAAAGTAGAATTGTCGTCGAATACGATGAATTACTTAATTCGACGAGCTGGTCACAGCATAGTAAAAGATGAAGCATCGACCGATGATTGTTGCATCTTGCGAGGAAAAAGGGCTGATAATGGGGACACCTGGACGGCAAGTTTTAGTGTAGCTGAGGCAAAAAAAGCAGGTATCTATAAGGGAGTATGGGAGAAGTATACGAGCGATATGCTCTTTGCTCGTGCTCTCACTAGGCTGGGAAGGCAATTGTTTCCGGACGTACTCAAAGGTTGTTATGTTGAGGGTGAGATTAGAGCCTCTATCGAAGCTGAGAAAGCAGAGAAAGGATCCTATGCTCACTTTGACCAAGAACTTGCTCAGAAACCGGCTATTGTCGCCGAAATCGAGTCGGTTACAAAGTGTAACCAACCCATGATCACAAAGACTCAAGCAGAAGACTTGGTTCTTCTCTTAAATGACTGCTCAAGGGAATTTAGGGACACAATCAAGACTTTTTGCGGTAAGCAAGGTGTTACTGAGAACTTGGAAAACCTTCCAGAGAGTCTTTACGAGAGATTACTCAAGGCAACAAACAAGAATCTCGAAGAATGTAAAGCTGCTTTACAGAAAGAAGAAGAACAAGCTCAATAAAAAGGGTGGGGTCCAGGCTTTTTTCTTGGACCCCATGTTTTTACCTAGTGAAAAGGTAAGTGATAGAAAACCTATCGGTAAGTCTGAACGATGGGTTTTCCTAGGTGAAAGGGTAAGTCTAAATAGAAAATGACTGATTCCTGAAACCTTTTTCGTGACCACCTGAAAATGGTCAGTTTTTATGTCAAGGCCCAGACTTTTAAGTGTGAGACACGAAAAGCTTAAAATAGCTCTCAAGATATATCGACAATGGAAATTTAATAGGAACACTAAGGAAGAAAATATGAAAAAAACCATATGGTTTTCTCTACTAGTGATTGTTATGATTCTCATAAATATATGTGGGTTTTTCTTAATCATAAAAATATCTAATGAAAATTTTGAAAACTCGCGAAAAATGAGTGATTTGAACTTTAGATATTTAAAATATGAAATAGCTTGTTTGGATAAAGATGCAGACATTGTTCAACTAACAAGAGAATATCTAATAGAAGGGTCTAAACACCTACCAGAAAGCGAAGGAAAGAAGCTTATAGAAAGATTTGAAAATGATGTAGAAAAGTTTAATAGAGAGGAAAAATAGTGATCCCAACGCAAAATACTCCATTTTGGCTTGAATGGCGCCGATCGAAAATTGGCGCCAGTGACGCACCCATAATCATGCAAATAAGTCCATGGACTACTCCTCTTCAACTATGGGAACAGAAACTAGGTTTAGTCGAACAGAAAGCTATGAATTTTGCGATGAAACGAGGCCATGACCTAGAAGACCAGGCGAGAAGAGAATTCGAAAAAATGACCGGTCTAATTGTTTTTCCCGAAGTCGTGCAACATCCAAAGATCGATTACATGGTCGCTTCTTTCGATGGAATTGACCTATTTGGTAAGAATATAGTTGAAATTAAGTGCCCAGGTAAAAAAGATTACCAATGCGCCCTCGATGGAAAGATACCAGAAAAATATTATCCTCAGCTTCAACATCAGATAGAAGTTTCAGGTTTAGAAAAGTCTTATTACTTCAGTTTTAATGGCCTAGAAGGCAAAGTGCTAGAAATTTATCGAGATGATAAATACATTGAGGAACTTTTGAGAAAAGAATCTGAATTTTGGGATTGCGTACAAAACTTTAGAGAACCAAGGATTTAAAATGGACTGGCTATATGTTTTGATTATATGTTTATATTTTCACTTGATCGCGTTGTTTTTTATAAAAAATATAAAAAACTTAATTGTTGAAAATTGCATTTCAAGAGATCAAAAGATAGAAGATGCAATGAGAGTTTTAAATCAAGTGATAGAAATATTCGATATTGAATTGTTTAACAAGAAGTTCTCCGAGCAAATATCCGAGCTAGACGATAAACGAACGCAAGAAATAAGAACGTTTTTTGATAGTGTTGTTATGTATATGCAAGGAATTATAAATGAAATAAATAACACACACATAAGCGCTTCTAGATTTAACTTACTTATAGATAAGGTTTTAACAAATCAACAAGAAAGTGTTAATAGAATAACCGACTATGTTCAGAAGGAAAATTTTTCAGTTTACAGTAATTTTAAAGATGTGCAAAAATTACAAGATAAAATGTGCGAAAGTTTAATCACTATAAAGAAAAATATTCATCTCATAAAAGAAAGTCAAAAGAGAAAGGCGAAGAAGGTTAAAGATGAACCCGTGGACTTATTGCGAGACGAAACTACCACTACAGGGGACTGACCCAGAAAATTGGTGTTGGGTATGTCTAGAAGATGAACTTGATGTTGTAAGGCTAGTTCGATTTAGCCCACAGATCGGCTGGCTTGTACCTGAAGGTAGAAAAGTGATATGCTGGAAGCATGCGAACAAGCCAGAGACACCGACTATTGAAGAACTGAATCCTCAGATTTTTGGTGAAGAAGAAAAGATTAAATTGTTTGTAAGGTGATTATGGAATGGACACAAGTTTTTACAATTGTTGGAGCAAATATAGCATTGATTTTTGCATCTATCTCAACAACATTATATTTATTTAGAGAATGTAATGAGGATAGACGAAGAGCTCAGCAAGAAATGAAGGAATTTAGGGATAGATGGGAAGCTGAATCTAAGGATTTTCACGCCAGGCTTCTACTAATCGAAGAGAGAAATAAGAATGCTAAAACCTGAGCAATATCTTGCACTTTTAGCAGCTATCATCAAAGCGAAAAGAGATGGCAATGAACAACTCTTTCATGCTCTCACCCAATTTACGGAAGAAGTCTTGAGAAATGACAAAAAGGAAATAGAATGAGATACGTAGCTTTTTTACTATTTTTGCCTACCTATCTATTCTGCAACGAATTCATCTTCACTGATACCGATCTCATGGATGAAATGATAAGAACTATTAAAGAAGATAATTGCCAAGTAGTAAATATCAAGCTCTGGAGGCATATTGCACAACCTTATTGCTATGTCATCGAAGTTGACACTACCAAGAGAGATATCTTAAAGATTCTCAACAAGCAACCCCAAGACAATGAAGACGAGCCAGATGATCATAGGCCTATACTAGACTAGAGACGCTTACTTCTCTCTGGACTCTGTTCTTATACTCTGGAAGTTTCGATATCTTCTCACATATCATCATCTCATTGCCAAGTAAGGAATTGACATCTTCTAGAGTCATCTTTTGAAGTTCTGGAGATTTCATTAGAGTTTCTTTATAATCCTTTATCATCCTCTTTCGACAGTTACAAATCTTTTCAGAAGATGGACCTTTGCTATACCACTCTACAATGTCAATTAAGTCGTGTTTTAGACAAAGCTGGTCTTCTTTGCTTAATGTTATAACTATCTGAAGTTCTTCTTCTGTATTTAAATTACTTTCTACTTTCATAATACCTCTTTAACATACTAAAAAACCACTAAAACCAGATCTAATATCTCCGCCACCATAAAGATCTGCAACCTTACTTCCATTGCCCAAAAGAATTCTCATATCTGCCGTATCTGCTGCATCCATGTCACAAAAAATAGAAAGCCCCATTGGAAAATTTCCATTAACATTTATAGTTGCTAAATTTCCAAATAGAAATGAATTGTTCGAAGTTATTATTTCAAATATCGCAGCCATTCCACTGGTTGTATTTTGCATTAAAACAAATCCATTAAATTGATATCTACCTGTTATTGGTGCCGTAAAAATGCCAGTCCCATTGTTATAATTTGATGCCTGATCAAAAAGCTCCGTAGTCGAAATAACAGTATATTCCGTTCCGTCTCCCGTGACATTATCAACAACCGATGAAACTTTTGCCGAGAAAGCAGGTTGTCCCGTAGCCATATGACAACCTAGATTTGTATATTGAGCTGTCTGAGTCGTTGGATTTATTGTGATTCCTGACGAGCTGAAATTTATATCTGTAAAAGTAAAGGTTCCCGCTCCTGTTACGACGTTT